TAAACTTCTAGTTTCTGTGATTGCCATTATATTACTGCTCCTAATCTCTCTGATGTTTTAAACATGTTCTGAGCACCTTTATTTCCTTGGGACTCTTCCGATACTGTACCACCATTTTCTAAATTTTTCATCATGTTTTCCATTATTTCTGCGCCTTTGTCAATGTCTCCTTGACCAGCACCTCTTACAGCGTCTGCTGTAAATACAAATTCATTAACACTTAGTCTTGCAGGTACATCATCTTTTTTCTCATACTCTCCGATAGGTACAAAACCACCTTCAGATCTGTAATCTTTTTCCATACCACCTAGGTCCATTAGTCCGCCTTCTGCTTTACCAATTCTACCACCCTGTGCATAATTTGGATAAGGTAAATATTGATTAGTTGGTGGTAAGAAAGCATAGTAATCTTGAATAGCATTAATTCTATCACTGTTTCCTGATGCATAAGCTTCATTTATCTCAGCTCTTATATCAGCTGGTAATGCGTTATTACCTTGTGAGTCTTTTAATGATCCACCTCTGTTACCGAAACCTTCTAATGAATCTTGTTTAGCAGGACCAGCTAAAGCTCCACCTGCAGTGATTAAACCAGCAAATTTTAAAGGATTGAATTTTTGTTCTCCTGCGTCGTTAGCTGAAAATAAAAGAGGGTTTTTATTACTGAAAAAATTACCAAATTTAAATGTACTACTTCCACCCGGTTTAAATGTACCCCCGCCACCATAATATATACCGGCTCCTATCATTGCAGCTTTACCTATGTCACTACTCAAAACTTTACTTGCTGCCTTCTTAACACTTTTAAATATACTACCAAGACCATATGCTTTTCTTCCTGTTACTCTGTCCATGATACCACCAAAAGCTCTTCTTGCTCTTAGGCCCATGATCCCACCTTCAGCTCTAGTGGTTCTGTAACCAGGTGTACCGTAGTTTTCGTAGATAACATCTTGGTTATCACCAAATCTGTAGTCATATGTTTTTTCTTCAACATCTTCCACTGCGTCCTCACCCCCTAAATCTGCACCTCCACCCATCATTGCATATTGGGGTAGAATATTATTATTGCCTCCTCTTGTGGTTTGAATATTGCCAGGAAACAAACGTTCGTAATCTGTTTGAGTCATTGAATTGTTATCTACAAGATCTTGACCTTCAAAAACTCTACCCAATAATTCAGAACCACTTCCTTTTTTAGTTGGGTTTAAATTAAAGTTGTATGTTGCTTGATTGTAATCTTTAATTCCTTGTATATCAGCTCCCAAAGCTTTTATTTCTTCTTCAGTCATGTTCTGAGCCCAATCAGGAACTTTACCTGTCATACCACTTATCAATGCACCATACATACCCGGTAAACTTTTTTTCATGAGACTCATTTTTCTCATAGCTAAAACTTTGTTTCTATTTAATGAATTTTGATAAATATTATTTTTAAAATTTTGAGCAAATGTTGGAGGAGAGTATACTTGACTAGCTGTAGTTCTAAAATTAGCTTTTTCAGCATCCTCTTTATCTTTTACAGCTTTGTTTATTTTTGCTTGTTTTTTTACAGCTTCTTGTAAACTAGGATCAACACGGTTATTATTATTTTGATTACCGGTGTTATCATAACCCCCGCTACTGTCATACTGTGATTTACTCTGACCTGATCCGTCGTCCCAATATGGCATGACTATCTACCTCTGTTGTATAGACCCATCAGACCACCGTTAGCAGCCATCTGAACTTTTTCTCTCATATCAACATCAGCTATTCCGCCACCTGGCATTTGTTCCTGCATGTTAATATTTTGAGTCATGCTTTCTGGTCCCGGTCCAATAGGAAATTCAGGTTGACCACCTTGATCTTTTTGCATCTGTTGAATAATTTGTTTCCAGATACCGCTTTCAAAAAAAGCATCAAAGCTACCAAATTGTTGTTTTTGTTCTGGTTCCATTTGTTCCCAGATTGAAGCTGCTATTTGTTTACTTTGATTGCTTGGTTCCTGGCCACCCATCATAACATCACCTCGCTTGTAGTTAATGTCTGGTGCTCCAGCATCTATTGATTGATTCATTGTTGGTCCGCCAAATTTATCGTATTCCATAATATTCTCCTGAGCTTGTTAGTTTACTTTGTTTTACTGAATAAATCAAGAGGCGGCATCATAACATTTACGTCTTGAGCCATCTCTTCTTGTTTAAAACCTTTAGCTTCCCAGTCTTTTCTCTCCTTAAAAAGCTCTCCAGTTTCCTTGTGTCTATAAGTCGTCTCTACTTTTGCTTGTAGTATTTTCATTATGTTGTTACCTCTTTTTTGATGTTTAAATAGCTGATTCCAAAATCAAATGAATCTGTGCTACCTGCTTTAATAGTAAGGGTTGTGCCTCCTACTACTATTAGCGGTTGGGTTAATAATTCTTTTGTTTGATTAGCTGTTAATGCTACAGATTTAATAGCTGTAATACTATTATTAGTAACTGTCACACTGGGAGTACCAGCTGATGTAACTAGTATAGATTTAATAACATAAGTTTCACTAATTAAAGGAAACCCTGCACCAAAAGGATTAAGTTCTCCATTGGTAGTATTATTATCTATTCCCACAAAATCGTATTGGTTTACTATTGCCATTAATTTAAAAAGAAACTTCTAGCTTCTATCTCCTGTTTTAATTCTTCTTGAAACGTAGTGTTTAGTTTTTCTAAAACAGCATCTAAATCTCTTACTAAAGATTGTGCCACATCTTCTTCATACTCTGAGCTTGCTCTAGTTAGTGTTTGTACTATCTTTGCCATTATCTTCTTCCTCCTGCTTGTATATCTAATCTAAAAGTTCCTAATTTCCAACTAGTATCAACCGCTGTATTAGATATAGTAAGAGCTATTGATCTAGCTCTTGCACGCGTGTCTACTTTTGTAGTGCTTGATGTTATAGTAAATGGTCCGAGTGATGAACTAGCTGCTGTTTCATTAGGGTAATCTCTTAAATCTAACTGTATTATTGTATTACCTGATTGATTAATAAAATCTGGAACTATTCTACTTACTCTCATAATATTTTCACCATCACCTCTAAGGTCGGCCATGTTAGTAGCAGCTCCTCTTACAACTTTTTGTGTAATGTCATAATCACCGGAAGTAATATCAGCTGGAATAGCTGTCGTAACACCTAATCTAATTTGATTAAATCCAGTTTCGTGTTCATAGTAATATGAAACTCCATCTGTATTACCTTCAACATCAAAAGATGTATCTGTGCCCGCATCATATTGTGTTGCGTGTGGTAAACCAAATACTGCAGAATCTTGCCAAGTTGTTCTAGTAAATAATGCACTGTCGTTTGTAAACCATATAGGACGTTTAGCTGTTGAATCTAAATAACTATAAGTAACTGATCTAGTATTAACATTAGAAGCAGCTGTAGGGTAGAACCAAGTAATCTCACCAAACAAGTTATTAATGCCACAATAAATAAATTGATTAGATGTTGTATTAAGATCATCATAAACATAATCCTCAACCAAACAATCCATTGATTCTAGTTTACCGGTGTATCTAAAAAAACCATTATCGGACATCCAGTAAGCAGCACCATCAACTTCAACTGCTGCATTCTTACCAATTAATCCACAGTTAGTTCCAACTTGCTCGTAAGCAAATGTAAAAGGAATTCCAACAAATCTCATAGTAAATAAAGAAGTGTCTGACCAAATGTAAATTGCATTTCTACCAAGTTTAGCACCGATGATCCGTGATCCGGCGGCCAGTCTTTGTGTACCGGCACTGTTGATTGCTGTAGGTGTATAGTCATTTATATTTTCTTGAGATGAAAATCTTATAAACATATCGTCTTGTGTAGTTTTATCTCCAATAGTTGTTTCAGTTCCAAAAAATACTAAGTGACGATCGGGAGTAGATACTAACATGTCACGTGATGCTGTAGGTGCACCAGCTATTATTGTAGCTCTTGTACCTGTTGCGTTACTTAAATCAGCATCCCATTTAAAACATTCACCATTAAAAATTAAAGCAATCAATGTACTACCTAAATTGTCCAAGGACCATAATCCAGGTTCAGCTACAGTATCGGTGTCAGCTGATGATTGACCCCAACCAGAAAAATCACTGTAGTTTGTAACTGTAGCTCCTGTGTTGTGAAGAGCATTCGTTGTCCCCCTAACATTTCTAGTTATTCCTGTTAAAGTATTTGTTGCTGTATTTACTCCTGTGTAAGAAATTTCTTCTGTGCCTACTTGTATAAAATTAGTTCCGGTTGTTGGAAAATTTAATACAGATGTTAAAATAATACTAGTTCCTGTTCCACCTGTTCCTGCTGAGTTAGCAGACAAGGCTCCATTTAAAGTTGTTGTCTGAGGAGCTGTCGATGTTCCACCAAATTGTGATATACCCCATCCAAAAACACCAACCTGTTCTGCTGGACCTACGTGATAATATTGAAAAAAAGTAATACCGCCTGATGTTGTTGCACCGGATCCGGTTTCATTGCTAGGCATTGTAATAGTTATAGTTGTTGAACTTACAACAGAAGTTACCATAAATTTTTTATTAGCAAAATCTGATGCACTAAAATTAGAGTTAGTAATTGTACTAAAGGTACTTGCATCTCCAAATAAAATAATGTCTCCAGCTTGAAAACTATGGCTACCACCAAGTGTAAGTGTTACGGTCGGTGATCCATTAGTCGTGCTAAACGCACTTGTAATAGCTGTACCTAATGGATTAACTAAAGGATGTATGTCGTAAAAAACTTCTCCTGAGTATACGTATAAAATTCTATTGGTTCCAATAACAGCGTATTTAATACCTTGTTTATTGACCATGTGATGTAATCCTCTAGCTGCACCGGTAAGTTTACTATCACCTAATTGAGACCAACCACCTATTTTTTCAGGTGTACCATATCTAAAACGAACATTGGTACCGCCCGTCCATTGAGACTCGGCACCTGTTGATGTAACTTGTTTGTTAAATCCTGGTAAAAACCCTAATTTTTGTAACATATGACTCCATTATAATACTATTTAGCAAATGATGGTAGACCCAACATAGGTCGTCCATCAAATCTGTTTTTTTCAGCAAATGGGCCATTCACATGATTATAATGTAAAAA